TTAGGTATAGACCGCTATCACCACGGCATCTTTGGCGTTGTGCTCGTCGAAGAAGATAACGGCCACCCTTCTCCCCAGGGCCATCTCGGCGGCGGGCAGATTTCGCGCCACGGCCACCCCCCCCAGGTAGACCTTATAGCTGCCGTTGACAGCCGCTAACGGATTCCCCGATGCCCTGGCGTCGGCGCCCGTTCCAGTATCAGCCCCGAATTTTTCGGTAGCCCCTCCCCCGCCCGGGGTATAGGTGCAGTAGATGGAAATCTCTGCGTTGCTACTATAGGGTCTGTCACTCCAAGTTATTGACGATGGCCAAGTCCCAAAGGTTTGGCCAGAAACCCTCTCTGTATAGAACCCGGTTTTACCAGAGTCATAATACCAAGTGACTGCCCAGGAAGTACTAACTATCATACATAGGTCATAATTGGTGTTTCCCGTTACACCAGCGCCAGTAGTATTTGCACTATAGAACTGTTTGCTGCTCCCTGGTGTAATTGAGCCAGTATAATCCACCTTATTCGAAGTCGAACCATCTGTATATAGCCCAAACTGTACATTTGCTGAATTATTACCTGAAAGGCAAGCGGATATGGATGTTGTAACTCCTGAACTAGCGGGAGCAAAAGGATATCCTGCCCATATATAGGTAGGACTCAAATAGCCACCTGCAGTTTGCCCAGCACTCGTATATCCAAATTCATCATCTATAGTTACGGGATAAACCGCCTCATTGAGAAACTCATGAGGTATTGTGACCGTTCTTATCCCAGCCTGGGGGTCAACATTCAGGATACCCCAAGTCGTTTTACCGGCACTATCGTAGATTAGAGGCCGATACCAGTGGAAGGCCTTGCCCGTCTTGTACTTCTCGGCCTCCGCTTGAGATGGGTGCATATTCCCTTTAGTAGCATGATAGACCGCATAAGAGCCAATGACATTCTCTGGGCGGTTGACCAGAACATTCCCGTCAAGGTCAGTAACCTGCGTCTCGGTGACCTTTATCTCGGTTTGAAACTCCTCCGACCAGCCCTCTTTGAACTCCTCAGTCAGCGGGGGCTGGTAGTAGAATTTGAGATTAGCCGAGCCGAAGTCAAGCGGGAACACGTTTGTTTCGGGCCTCCGGGGGAGGATGATGTTGAACTTGAACCCGTCTGTCGCCGCGAAGAACTCGGCTCCGCAGTCCCTCCCCTGCCAGAGAATTCTCTCCCCCTGAATGGCGGGTAGAATCTTCTCGGTGGTCGGGATAGTCAAAACCAGAGAGCACTCCGTCCCCCAGCGATTCAGCCTGGCGCAGGGTCTAAAATCGGCGGAATCCTTGTCGCCTATCTCAACCCTGTCACCCAGAGGCAAAGTTAGCTCATAGGTGGTGTCGTTTATCTTTAGCGGATTCATCCAATCCTCCCCTAGCTGGCCACAATAGCCATCGCCGCTTGCCGGCTCTTATCAACTCAAGGTGATGCTAACTTCCAGGGTCCAGGTGCCGCTGGACTTGGTGCCCAGGGACTCGACCTTGCGGTTGAGGCACTTGGCGCTGGACGACTGCTTTACCACCCACTCGTTCCAGGCGTAGTTGGCTTCACTGTCGCCGAAGCTGGCTTTAAAGGTCGCCTTCTGGTCGGCAGAGGTGGGATAGCCACTCTCCATGCCCTTGTAGGTCTTGTTGGTGGCCGCCTGGAGGTCGGTCTGGGTGGCGTTGGCGGCGGTGGAGAAATCACCCACGCCCACCTGGGCATAGGTGTTATTGAAGTGATTGGCCGAACCGCCGATAATCAGGTCCCACATCTCGTCGATGCCGGTGTTGAGCAGGCAGTTGCCCTCGCCCTCGATTACCTGGTAGGGCTGAAAGCGCTCATGGAAAGACGCCTCGTTGCCCCGGTAGGGCGAAATGTCCTGGCGGTATTTGCTGAGCCTGTAGTGGCAGAGCCACCTTGCCGTATCTTTGTTTTTCATTTTCCCCTCCTTGATGGGGGAGCCTGCTGAAAGGCCCCCCCCGAAATTGGCTTAGGTTTAGTCCTTGACCCCGATTAAAGCGGCCGTCTTGATGGAGCTGAACAGCGCCAGCGAGCAGTACCACTTTATGCGGGTGCGCGAGGCGTCCTTGGTCTCTAAGCTGCCGATTGGCTCCACGGTGAGGTGGCCGGGGCCGGTCAGGCCGCAGAGCGCCCCCTCCCCCATCTGGAAAGCGTATATGGTGGAGCAGGTACCGCCGGTGGTGGCCGTTTCCACCCCGCCGCTCAAGGTGTGGGTATCCAGTATCCAGTCGTTGACGCCGATGGGGATGCCGTCCCAGAGCTGGACGAAGTTGCCCCACCTGTCCCGGTCGGTCTCGATCATGCCGCCGGCGGCCCTGACCAGGGCGTTGATCTTGCGCCGGGAGCGGCGGCTCATCAGCAGTATATCGGGCTTGCCGCCCTTGACCGCGTCGATAAGCTCGTCCAGCTTACCCAGGGTCAGGGTAGCCCCGGTGTCGCTCATGGCGATTAGCTGGTCGCCGGCGGTGCCGATGTCAACCAGCTTTCTCAACCCGTCGAACTGCTTGGCGTTGACCGAGGAATCGCCGTAGATAAAGGTCTCTTCGAACTTGTCCCGGAGCGCCTTGGCCTTGAGTTCGACCACGGCCGCTTCTAAGTCCTGGATGTTGCTGCGGGTGACTTTGAGGAAGTTATCAACATCGGCGTCGCCGCCCATAATCTTGAGGGCGGCTATTTTCTGCTCGAAGGTCGGCGTCGACTCGGCCCAGGGGTCGCCGACATCGTAGAAATCGATGGTGGGCAGGGTCTTCTCCTGGTTGTAGGTCAGGACGTTGCCCACAATCTCGATGAAGGGCATCTGCTGCAGAACGGGCGAGTCCTTGACGATGGTCTCGACCACCCCCTGGAGCAGCATATCGTTGGACAGCTTGGCTGCCTCATCCAATGTTAAAGCCATTTTCTATCTCCTTTCTCCCATTGCGTATTGAATCTTCTCCTGCGGGGACAGGGCGGATAAGTCCGCCGGCGCCCTCAAGGGCGACCCCGCCGGTATCCTGGCCCCGGCTATTTCGGTCTCCAACCGCTCCCTTACCCTGTCAATGAGGGCTTTAGCGCTGGCCAGGGACTGGTCAATCTCCTCGACGCTATCTCCGGCAATCAGCTCTTCGGGCAGGTCAGGGTTAGAGCTTATTACCAGCTCACGGTAGCTGGCTATCGCCTGAGCCCGGCTTTCCTCCAGCCCGGCCAGCGACTGCTTTAAGGCGTTAATCTGCTCGTCCCTCCCGGCCAGAGCCTGCTCCAGCTCGGAGATGCGGGAGCTTTTCTCCACCAGCGCCGCCTCACTCTCGGCCAGCCGCGCTTCATTCTCCCCCTCGTTGGGTTCCTGGTCTTTATTATTATCCTTTGCCATCTTTCCTCCTTACGTTGGAGATTCCTCAACGCCGGCGGTCTCCCCGGCCAAAGCTCTCTCTCCCTCTCCGCCTCTGGTAGACCTGGCGTTAAGCGTTTTGTTCATCCTTAAAATAGTTTCCCTCTCCTCCAGCCACCGCTTGAACTCACTCTCCGGGTCTTTGATGCCCACCTCCTCCATCGCCCCCCCGCCGCGAGTGTATGCCGCTCTGGACCAGCGTCTGCTCGTTGGCCACCAGGCGGGCTATATCCTGGGGCAGTATCTGGCCCCAGATTACCCGTAACCGATTATCGCCAAACTCCGTTCCCTGGTACTTCTCCAGGAGCCTTAGAATCATCCGGTTCCTCCGGTTATAGGCGGCGGTGCGGATAATCCGCTTCCGCCTCACTTTGTGCAGCAGCGGGTTAAGCTCAATCTCAAGGGCTACCCCGGACAGGTCGCGCTCGGTGCCGCCGAAGGCGGCCAGGGGAGACTCGGAAATATCGTGCATGATTCTATAGAGCAGGTTGATATAATCTATGTGCAGCCTTACCCCACCCCCCTGCAAAAGGTCAAGCAGATAGGCCTTGGCGTCCTCGGGTATGTTCCAGACGGCCCCCGGCCTGACTGAAATGTCCTCGGCCTCCTCCACGTTCTCCAGCACAGCGACGGGGTTGCCCGATATCTCCAGTATTCTTGATAGCTGGGACATCGCCCGGTTAAGCTCCTGCTGGGACTCCATAATCGCCGATAAGTCGGATATGCCCCAGAACTGCTTGGGCTCCCTCAGGTTGGGGTAGATGATAAAGGGGACAAAGCCGTAGGGGTTGGGCTTGCTCTCAATGAGGCTGTCATCCAGGTAGAGCTGGAATTCGCCGTCGCTCCACAGCTCGACTACAGTCGCTGTTTTACCCCTTGGCTTCACCCCGTAGAGGAGATGGCTCTCCTCGGCGGTCAGGCTGTATTTGGAGGCTATCCGCCATACCCTGGAGGTATCGTCCCCCAGCCACCAGGCATAGATGCCCTGGATATCGGGGGCGGTAACCCTCACCTTCTTGGCCTCGGTATCCCAGGTAACCTTGTAGCCGGCGTCACCCAGTACGGCGCAGTCAATCTCGGTCTCCAGGTCGAGCTGCTCCAGGTTGTTCTCCTCGTAGACCTGGAGCAGGGCGGCTTCGGCCTTCCGGGCTTTTGCTTCGGCCTCGGCTGAATCCTCTACGGCGTCCACGGCAAAGTTAACCCCGGACATTAGATAAGAGGTAACCTTGTCGATGAAAACCTTGGCATAGTTAAAGGTCAGCCGTTTCTCCCCCCGCCTCTCTCTCCCCTCCCACTGCCGGCCGTGGTAGAAATCTAGCCGCTCCCGGTACCCCCTGAAGCGGTCGGTGTCCTGGCGGTTCAACTGTGAGATAATAGAGTTCTTATCCATCAGCCCCCCTTAGAGTCTCAATTTTCGGAGTAGATATATCCTTAGCCCGCTTCAGTATCCGCTGGACGGTGCGCCGGCTGACGCCGAACATCAGGGCCAAATCCTTGACTGTTTTACCCTGGTCGGTAAAAAGCCTTAAAACAGCCTCGTCCCTTAAAGTCTTCAGCCACCGCTGCTTGCCCCCGGGCTGGGCATAGAGGCACTCGGGGAAGGGACAGTCAAGGCAGGAATCGGCAAACTCGCACCCGTTATCCTGGTAGTGGCAGTACTCCGGCGGCAAATCCAGTTCAAAATCGTAACAATCCAT